CAGTGGCTGGATCAAAGACATAGGCAAAACCAGAGAACAAGTCACTGGCGTTGTCTGTGTTGATCTGGCCTGCGCCGGTAAACGTGGTGCCCACAATGAAGGTGTAGTTAATACCCGCAGCCGCCGTAGGCAATGTGACCACAATGCCTGCTGCTCTGTTCAAGGTATAAACCGTACCTGAGTCGGTTGATTCAACGCTTTTGGTCGCAGACGTAATGCTGCTGACGTTGGAATAAGCCGAGACATAACCCGTCGTGGTGATATTACCACTGGTGTCAATGTCTAAGTTGGTCGTGATAGCTCCGGTTCCAGCAGTTTTGCTGATCTGCTCGAAGCCACCCTCTGAACGGACGGGTCCGTTGAAAGTCGTGTTAGCCATGTAAGTCTCCTGTCGTGGCTAGTGTCTGCCTATGTTCCACGTGAAACATCGACAGTCAGGATAAAAGGAAAGGGGGCAGTCGCCTACCCCCCCACCCACATCAGCTTGCGCCGGGTGATCCGTAGATTCCCAGCGGGTCAGAGACGCCGAAAGAGTAACGCTCGCGGGCCTTATAGCGCACGTTACCTGTATCGAAGTCACCGTCCATGCTGTTTTCCATTGCCGTTCTCTCGAACATCTTCAGGCCGTTTGGAACGTCTGAGATGAGGAACCAAGCATTGGTGTCCGTCAGGTAATGATTTACCGAATACCCATCCGGAATCGTACCGTTCGCACGAATCGCATTGATGTCGTTGTCCGCCGTCGCTACACGTCCTTCGGACTCTAGGATGCGGGTTGCAACAAACATCAGATTCGGCGGGATAACCAGCTTACGCGGTCTGGCTGCTATCAGCAGTCCGCGCTCGTCAGTCCAGCCAGCAATCGTGATAACCGCTGCTTCCAGCGAAGTCTCATTAAGATCCGCCGCTGTTGCGGGTCGGTTATCGTTTTTGCCGCCAGTAACCAACGGGTGGCCATCACCACCGGTTACACCGTCGCTAGAAGCCGTGAACAGGTTGACCCCATCCCCCGTCTGATAGCTATTGGTGAAACCGTTATTGAGCGGATTTACGGCCTTCACCTGCTTGGTGTAAGCCATGGCACGAGCCAACGCCTTGGTATAGCGAGCCGAGAGTGAGTCATAGAGGTTATCCTCCATAGCTTCTTCTGTGATCGCGAATCCCATGGCAATGGTTTCGTGGTTGTACCGAGCCGTGAAAGCTTCCTGCGCCGCGTCATAACTGATCGCTGCACCTTCGTCCTTCACTGGAGCCGCCGCAAATCCAGAGAGCTTCACTTCTTCCTCGAAAGATCGATCCGAAGATTCCGTCTCGTAGATTGCTTTGTGCTCGTCCTCGTACTTTCCGTACTCCAATCCAAACAAGGCATTTAACCCTGGGAGGAGTTCTTTCAGCATCTGGGCGCGTGAAATCGCCATGATTTATTCCTCCTTAAATACCTGTGGTATTGGTTAACTGATGCCCTACATTGAATTTCACAATGACATCAGTATAGGTATCGCCCACGGAACTCGTCGGGCCATCGACAAAATCGACAACCTTAACCGGGAACGTATTAGTGGTTGCAACCGTCGAACCGTCAAAAGCATTTTTGCTATTGCCGATAGACGTAGAACCCGCCGTCTGAACGACGGAGGCGTTCGCACCGAGAGCCGCTTGAGCAACGGTTTCGTCGCTCTGCATCTGAAACAGAACTTCTGGGTCTGTCACAACATAAGCGACCGCATCCGATGCTGCCATCGAAGCGGGCCATTGTTGATTAAACGTCATCTGATTCGATGTGGAATCGGTGTATTTGCATCCCATGAAAATCCCTATGGGTGTCAGCGCTGCGGTCCCGGCGTCTTTTTCGACCGTACCGGCAGTCACGAGCTTGACAAAATCCCCATAGAAAATCGCGGTGCCATAAGCACTAGCAATCTTGATGTGCTGAACTTTTCCCGTATAGGAGCCGCTTGCACTCGTCGTATTGATAGGGCGGGCACCGTAGGGGGCTGCTGTTGTAGCCATTTACATGTACCTCATCATAAGTTTAGGTGTTACCGCGACCAAAAGTTACTCGTGTATTACGATCAGGACGCAACAAAGGCATCCTTGGATCATTCTCACGCATGTAGCTCTGGTCAACGCTTTCCATCTGCTGCGCGGCCTTTCCTTCGTAATGACGCTGGCGGGCTTCTGCAACTTCTTCGGGAGCCTTACATAAAAGTAATCCGCCCATTTCGACACACCCCGGAAATCGAGAATTATGATCTGGCATAATCTCCAACTCAGGATGATCTTCTGACTTCACCGGCTCCCATCCTTCGCGGAATCGCATGGACACATTCGTATTGTCGGCTTGGCCGATCATATTCGTGCGTATCCAGCGAAACTTATAACCCGGAATAGGATTTGGATCTGGCAGTACAGACGGTGGCTTCCAGTTTTCAATACGCTCGCTGGCTTCTCTGTCTTCCAACTCGCGTGGGGTACGCTTTTCTTCGCTCATAACAATGCCTCCTTCGCTGCATCTATTTGCATTTGTTTAGCATATTGCTGTGGAGTAATGCCAAGCCGTCTGGAAAGATCCACTTGGCTTTTGTTGAGCTTTACTTGGCGCTTTTGCTTGCCCTCTCTTTGTGCAGGAGCAACGACTGCGATGTTCCTTCTGGGGGAACTAGCAGGATCTTCTGTTTCCTGCTGAAAAAACTGTGGAAATGCACGCTCTAGCTCGGTGTTGATATGCTCGAAGTAGGCGTCGCTTGTCGCATTGATACCTCGACTCGCTAGATTCTGGTGCATCCCTAATGCAAAACCAGACATCGCTTCATACCCCGGTTGTTGAAACCAAGGGTTTTTAGCAATCCACGTCTGCGTCCGTTCATCCAACTGCTGCGGTTGAGCTGCTTGTGGTTGAGCCGGTTGCTGTGCGGGTTGCTGTACCTGCGGTTGGTAGTTCTGCAAATAAGACTTGTCAGAGTGCGCTCTTGTCATCGACTCCTGTGCCGACACCATGGCATCGGTATCGCCGTCATCATAGGCTTTCTTGTAAGCCTGCTTGGCGGACTCGATTTCGGCATCGGCCCGTGTGGAGACGCTGCTTAACAACGCCTGTTCGCTGCGACCAACCAAATCATTCAGATGCGCATTCTGTCCTTGCACCTGCTTGGCATACGTCAGCGCCTCGTCGCGCAAACGTGCAGCCTCTTCTTTGGCTCGTCGTTGTTCGTGGTATTCGTATTTGAGACGACTGATGTGATCCTTCGTCTCTTTGTCAATCCCCTCTATCTCTGCATCAATATTAAACTCGTCATTGGGATTGACAGCGCGTGGTGCACGCTGATCCTCGGGCGGGCGATCATCGACAACTTCAATGTCAAGATCGTCTTGCGCCTCTGCTTCCAACGTCTTCATGACGTCGGCTTCGTCCGGTAAAAAGCTATCTACATCAGACACGGTGTATACCTCTTGGGTCATCCACCACGGCTTCTACGGTATCGTCGTTAATAATCCGGAATTCCTTGCCATGAATCTTAATACGCGTCCCACTGTAAGCCCGCATGATGATGAAGTCACCTTCTTTGCACCATGGGCCATGAGGGAAACGCGTCTTATCTCGATAGCAATCCGGCCCCATCTTGATCACAAACCCCACCATGGAGGCAACTTCTTCGACTTGGATGGTTTCATGGGCTTTGAGAATACCGCCGTCCGTCTTCTCTTCGATGTTCGGCAGCCCAACGAGGATGCGATATCCGGTAGGCTCTGGCAGCTGAGTTGCTGTCTCCTCTCGAATATCCGTTACTTCGGCCATGTTGTTTAACCTTCAGTCCACTTAGAAGGGGAAGTGGTGTACCCCTGCCCTCGCGGGCGTCATTCCTCTACAAAAATCTTTTCGACAATTTCCTCAATGTCACGCTTGGCAAATTGAACACCTTCGATCTGACCACGGAGCAATTCATACTGGTTAAAGTTCTCGATAGATCCAGTAACAATCACGTCTTTTAAGCGTGACTCCGTTTCGTTTAAACGCGACATTAACAAATCCACAAATCGTGGGTCAACAAAATCATTCATCAGGGACTCTTCAACAGACTGTCAGCTATCTTGCGACCAATCTCTGCGCCCTTCGCTTCCTGATCTGCACTCACGCGGCGATCCTTCTGATCGCGTTCAGCCTGTCGCTCGGCAATCTCCGCGCCAATCTTCGCCCCCGCCACGCGTTCGTCGCTTTCGATCTTGAAGCGTTGCAGGTCGTCGCGCATCTGCGCTTTCTCGGCTTCCAGCTCCAGCTTCTGCTGTTCGCCCTGCTGCTTTGCCTGATCGGCTTGAGCATCGCTCTGCACCTTCTGCTTCTTGATTTCCAGTTCTTCGCGCTGCATTTGCAGAATAGGATCTTCTGCCATTTCCTGATTCTTCTGTTCCTGTACCTCTTGCTGGTCTTTGCCCAGTAGCTGTTCGGCAGCCTGTGCAATAAGTCCTGACAAGCGGGACTCGATTTCTTCCGGCAGTTCCGTCCCCAGAGGCGGTAGCTCGATGCCCAGTTCTTTTTCGATTTCGCCCCGGTACTTGAAGGCAAGGTGCTCGGTGACGTGAGCCGCCACGGCTGCCTGAGTTGCACCAGCCGTAGGCGACTGCTCCATGGTTTGCTGGATCTTCGGATCTTGCACCATGGCCATGTGCGTCTGGATATGGGCGTCGTGGTCCTGATACTGGAATACCTTAATAGGCTTGGTATTCAATAGATCCATGTTCTCCGCTACCGGATCCTCCGGTTTCATATCATCGTCAACGGGAACAATCTTATCCGGATCGCGGATACCCAGAACCTCCAGCATTTGCCTATGCAAGAGCGGCAAGTCATAAAGTTGTGGCGCTTGAGCCGCCAGCTGCAAGGCGGATTGATACTGCATGATGCGCTGTGACATCGTGGCCGCATTCGGATTGGATACCGGGATCACATCAACACGACTATCAAAGTCCTGGGCAATCGCTTGCGGATCACCATTCACATCGTAGGGATAGGCGGGCGGCCCGAAGTCCTCGATGATGGTGACAAGTATCTTTAATTCATTTTTAAGGGACGCATGCAGTCTTGCCTGAATGGCCGACATGACCTTCATGTTCTTTTCCATCAGCGCCAAGGTGGTACCCACCGGAGCCTGATTGTTCATGTCCGACACCTTCACATCGGTGATGGCGGCGAAGCGTCGGCCCTCTTCGACAATGTTGTTCAGTAACTGGAATAGCGTGCCGGAGGGTTCTTTGTAGGGCAGGAAGGAAATGTTCTCTTTGATGGTCCCGCCGGGGACGTCAACGTCCCTGAACTCACCGGGCATGATGGGGGTGTCATCCCCTTTAATACGCATGCCCCGAGCCTTTAAGCCTCCGGGTAGATTTGCCAACGTGCCCGCATCCACCAACTGGCGCAGCAGGGATGTTGCAGACTTGACCAACCCACCAATCAGATGGATCAGTCCAAGTCCGTAAAAACCTAACCCCGGCAGATATTCATAGTGCACGAAGTGGGTGCGCCGTAGACGCAGCGAATCGTCTTCGTAGTAGTTTCTGCGAATGGACAGTATCGTGCCGGATTCCTTATCAAGCGTGACGACGTAGGGCAGTGCGATGCCGGTTTCCTCGCCCTCCAACATATCCTCGAAACCATCCAGATCCAGCTCAACGTGCATTTCCAGC